CTAAAAGTTAAAGCACGACCTATGTTTTCTAAAGAAATTGCAATATTTTGAAAACCTATTGCTACATTTCTAAATTTATCTTGATGCTCGACTATTGTTAAAACAAATTTTTTAATACTTGTAATTATTGTTGTTCCTAAAGTATTACCAAAAGCATCAACGCTTCCATGAGTTTTTTCTATCCAATGCAATAATTTATCTCTCAAATTTGTTGATACAGTTTCTATTGCAGGTGCTAAAGCTATTGTAAAATGTTCTGTTAAACCTTTAAACACCATTTTGCTTCTAGTTATCGAATCGTTTGCATCTTCTACTTTTTTTACTAATCTACTATCTAAAACAATTCCAAATCTTTCTGCTTCTTTACGCATTTCTTCTATTCCATCAGTACCTCTTTCAATAGCAGTTAAAAGTTCAATATTTCTTCCACCAAATAATTTATAAGCGGCCGCAGTTTTATCTGTGCCATTTTCCATTTTTCTTAAAGCATCAGAAACTAATTGAAATTGTTTAAACAAATCTCCATTCGTTGCTCTTAAATCATCTTGAGTAATTCCTAATTGTATAAATGCGTCTTGTGCAATACCAGTTCCTTTAGTAAGCCAATCACTAATACCAACTGCCATTGTTCTTGCACCTTTAGCAAACGCTTCTAAAGATGTACCACCTAAATCTGCGGCTAATCTAAATGCTGATAAATCTTCTGTTGATATAAATACTTGTCTTGATAATTTTCCTAATTTATCTATTGATTGTAATGAATTTCTAATTAATAAACCAATACCAGCTACACCTGCAACTGCGGCTAGTCCTGTTTTCATATTAAAGATTGCTTTTGATACTCCCCCAAGACCACGCTTTAATGTACTAAATGCTCGTTTAGTTTTATCCTTTGCGTTAATATCGAATTGTAATCTATTTCTTGCCATTATCTTTTAAGTTTTATGTCTGTATTTAATTTATCGTAAAATGCACACCATAAATTAAATTCATTTACACTCATACTCATAATGTCAGATAGTTTCAAGTTAAGGTCTTTTGCTAAATGTAAAATATTGACTAATTCTTTATCTGTCCTGATTTTTTTTTTCCCAATCTTCAATTGGGATAACTTCTAATATTTGTTGAGCAACGCGGGCAACTACTTCTGGGTCAACCGAGTGCATTAAAGTATGTTTATTTTCTAAAGTATAAAGTTTATTACCTTCTTTATCTTCTGCTTTTAAAATAAGTACATCAGCAAATAAAGTAACATCATCTGGTTTTGTAGTTCTAGTTAATTTTCTTTTGTCAGCTAAAGTTAATGGTTTTGAATAGACAGTTTGATTCCATTCAGGAACTTCAATAATTTTCCTGTCAATAGATTTAAAATGTTCTTTAGCTTTATCGAGAATATCACTCATAAAATAAGTGAATACTGATTTTTAGCTAAATGTCAAATTAAACTGTGCTTCTGCTTAAATTACCTGTCAATGTTGCTGAAAAAGTAGCTTCAATTATGCCATCAGTAGGAACAGAAATAGAATTAGCAGTTACTAACCAAGTACCACTATAATAGTAGTCGCTAGAGTCTGCGCCTTCAGGAAATAAATCCATTGCCACAGATGATCCTTCAGCTAAAGCTATCTGTCCATTAGTGTCTGTTTCGTCCCAGAAACACTCGACCGATACTGTTGCACCTTTTTTTCCAACTTTGAAAGATTTTGAAGTATCAGTTAATGCAGTATCCTCTAATAATTCTGCTGTTGTATCTATAGTAAAACTTCTTACTTCAGCAATAGTATTAGTTCCGATTTTTATTATACCTGAACTTCCTGTATGTGTTGCCATTGTTATTTATCCTTATTTGTTTTTAATTTAGCATTATTGCTAAATGATGATGGTTTTTTATCAGTACCACTAGCTTTTGTGTACCCCATTTTTAAATAATATTCTTCCATATCTTTTGATACTTCAATAACACTATTACCATTTGGCGATTTTAATTTTATTATATTTGTTGCCATAAATTATACTCCTGTTTGTACTGCGTTTTCTATCGTATTGTAATTAATTAAATAGGTCAACCTCATCAAACCTGTTTTTTGACTAGCAGTATCAAATTCAATTTCAGTAGATAC